TTTGGGATTTCTCAGGATTAAAATTATGTATGTACTGAACGCAATTTTCGATTCCATCAGAGATCATGTCCTCCTTAAACATGTAATTAACAAAATTAGGTTTAAAAGATAAATGATTAGCAATCTTTAAAAAACACTCCCCAACATAACGAGGAATCACTGGTTTGGGTCTTCCTTGAGTCTCAGCTAAAGCAACATCTTCACGATATGCAATCAAAGCATGAAGAAACTCCTTATTATTCACATAATGTTCCGACCTACTTTTTCTTCTAGCCATAGTTTTACCAGGTGATATTGCCATGAGTCTTTATCACTACTATGTAGATAGTATAACATTTACCTAAAGAGTTGACAAGTTTTAAAAACCAAGTAGAATACCTTTGTGGAGGTTGAAAGGGTTAGTTTTTACTATTTTTAAATATCTTTTCTAAAAGTTCTTTAGTATCATTTACACTTCCTAGATAACCCATCCTTCTATTAATCTTAGATTGGTTAGTGGGATTTTTATCATCTGCAGCTCTTACATAATCTTGATACATCATAATCATCTCAACATCTGAAGATTCAGAAATTGTTATAACTTTATCCATATTAATTATAAACATATCTTCATGAGTCGTCTTTAACCATGGTTCTACTTTATATCCAATAAGACCAGATCTTCCCTTAATACCATTAATTGTAATAGGGTGATGAACAACTAATAAAGTTCTTCCTTCTTCTTCAGAAGCTGCTACTCGTGCGAATATTTCTTCACCTGAGTTTAATTTGAGTGTTGCATAAAAATCGTCTTCCATATTATTTCCTTAATTGTATTGTAATTATTTCATAATTAAAATTCTCTTCATTGTAGATTTTAATTCGTTCAATAAAATGATTTAAAGTGTAGTTTCTTCTAGATTTGTTGGTGCAATCATCAGCAATATCATAAAGAGTTGCTTTTATTTTGTTAGCTCCTTTTCTAAGAACTCGTCCAATGCTTTGAAGATTTCTAACCCTCGATTTCGACGGTGAGGCAAAGATAATATTATGGAGATTGCGAATATTAATACCAGTGGAAAATGTTCCGTATGATGCAACGATGATCGCATTGTTCTCCTGTTCTGTAATCTCACGAACTAATTCTCTTTCCTCAGTATCCACTCCACCATGGACAAAAAATACTTTACGATTATCTAGTTTGGAATTATTTATCTTTTCATAGAGTATAGATCCGTGACTCTCTACTCTGCTGTATAATATGAGACTATTTCCTTTTAAATCTAATGCAAGATTTCTAATAAAATTATTTCTTTGATCATGAGAAATAAGATATTCCAATTCATCATTATAAGTTTCAAATTTTTGTGGAGGATGTTTAAGAACTAAACATTGAATATCTAATCTTGCAAGGTGTCCTGCATCTTGCAAATCTTTTGTATTTGTAATTTTATAAGATGGTCCGAACAATCCCTCTAAGACCCATTTATGCGTCTGTGTGCCATCTAATGTACCAGTAAAACCATATCTATACTTAGCATGTTCTAATTTTGTCATTATAGATATAAGAGACTTACTTTTAAACAAGTGAGCCTCATCCCCTATGATTACATCATAATCTACAAAAAACTTTCTGTCTAATTTATAAACAGATTGCCATGTTGTAATAGTAACGGGATATTCATTGGTTCGTTCCTTTCCTGCGTATATACGGTGACAGTATGACTCAGAATCCCAACCATAATCAGAAAAGTCTTTATACATCTGCTCTACAAGGGATGTCGTGGGAACAACTAAGAGGATTTTTTGCCCTTTCGCACAATAATATCTTACAAGAGCGTAAATCATCAACGATTTGCCTGAAGCAGTGGGTGATATCAATAGCTTTCTATTATGTCTTAGGGCATCGTATACTCCCTGAATCTGGTATTTCCTGGGACGATGAGAACAAATAGACTCCATATAATCTTTAACACCCTCAAACGATATTCCATCGTTAACTTCAAACGGGGTGCCATAATACTCATTGTCTTGAAACTTATAGGTATATCCGTGGTTCTCGCAAAACTGAACAATTTTATCTAACAGACCTACATAGATCCGTTTATTTCTCATATCAAATAAATGTATTTCTCCGTTCCAATTCTTACCACGATATTGTGGCATAAACTTTGCATTTGGAACTTCAAAAGTGAAATGATCCCTTAATTCATATTCAATATGAGGCTCAGCATTTATCTTTAAAAATACTTCATTCGCTTTGGATATAACAAGATTGGCAGAAGTGTCAATCACCTAACCCATGCATCTATGGGTATTTATTTGCTTTTGTCAACCCAATCCTGCATTAAATCTCATAAATTCAATTGCATTCTTAATTTGAAATGTTCTATTCTGAACTACTTTTAAAATACTTTCAAGATAAACCAACATGGTATCATAATAATCAATCTTCAAAGAAGTATTGGAAAGTTTCTCATCTGCATCCAAATACTTCTGCATCGTATCCTTATCCCGAATTTTCTTGGGAAAAGGATTGTCTACATAAACCTCAGGATCCGCTTTACCCGAAAAATATTCATACCTCTCATGGCGAATATTTTTACGCTGCTGTTCTGCTTTCTTTCTTAAAAGGAATATAGTATTATATAATTCAAAATATTTTGCATGAAGAGAAGGGATGTTCAATGATTCTTCGTGTAGATTATCTCTGTCTATCTTAGCATCATTCTCCCACATCTCTTGAATTACTTCAAGATCAATACTCATAAAGCTTTGTTTTCCATATCAGTAAGATTGTATATAGTATACTTGAAACTCACGTCTGCTGTAAAGTACTCGATATCTGTATCAGTTGCATCGAAAGTAACAGTTGAAAGAGTATAAGGGAAGAGGTCACTGAATACTACCTGGAATGCGGGGACTAAATTACTACTTAATATTTGTAAGGTTCCGTCCGAATATATATCATCTCCTGCATTACCAAAGTTGCCAGGCAATACTGCTTCACCTTCTAACTTACGGAATTCATCCATATTTTCTGGATAACCTAATCCACGAATCCATCGTTGAAGTTCCATATAATTGACAAGATCTTCATCAACCATAAATCGTAAAGTTAAATCACCAAATTCAATTTTATCACCAGGAACAGCAATATTTTTTAACCAAGTAGGTTGTTCTGCAATTCCAAGATCCATTGAAGGAATATTAGCTTGATTGCAGAAAAATGCCACACCAGGTGCTCTCTTTAATGAGAACTTAAACCCAGTAGGTGAAAGAAAATTTCTATTAGTTATTGGGGTTCCTGGCCTATCTGCAGGCGGTTTTCTAACTGCCATCTCTACTCATTTGCTCTTCAAGTTTTTCTTTCGCTGCTTTGATTCCAGCAAGTCTTACTTCTAATGCATCTTCGTAACGATGAAGCATTTTAAGTTTAAATTTTTGACGGTCTTCTTGACTCATCCTGTTTTTACAAAACATTTTCTGTATCCCACTTAGCGCACACTGCAGGTAATCCGTTTTTAACAACGGTTTTAAGTGTTTTGATTACTAGTGGAGAAACTTCTTCTTCACTAATAGAAGTCTGGTTTTCAGAAATTCCTATTATCTGATTTGTATGTGTACTTACTATACCAGCAAGCTCATCATAAGTATCATTATCAATCTTACCTGCAAGATCATTTTCAAGTTGTTTTATACGTTTCTCAAGAGCAGCAATCTTTTGATCGTCATTAGTTAATGCAGTAGATACTTCGTTATTCCAGGCCATGGTAGTTTACTAGACTACTTGTATTTAGACAAAAAAAGAGACCCCCGAAGGAGTCTCTTTGAAAGATATGTAATATGAATTACATGAGGTTCTTGACTGCAACACGACGATAGTAGCGGTTTGCATTCGTAGTAAGAGCACCCATACCTTGGGTTGTTCCTTCTGCAAATGGGTTGGCAACCATGCCGTATCTTGTCTTAAAGCCGATTTTTGGCTGGAAGGTGTTTTCTCCGACCGCACGTACCATCTGTAGAGGAACGTATGGGCAGTAGAATAATCCTGCATCATAAGGTGAAGAACCCTTATAACCACAAACGTAGTATTGATTACCACTGTTTGTTTGTGCATTACTTGAATTCAAGTTAGCAGCATATGGGTCGATGTATACACGATACTTACCTTGGAGAACACCAGCAAATGTATTGCCTGTGTCATCAACGTTAAGGTTAGCATTAAGTGCAGGAGTGTAATCAAGAACACCGGCCATTGTGAGAGCTGAAGCAACGTCTGCAGAGCAGAGGATTGTGTTGCCCTTCCCGCGACGAGTTCTTTGTGCGATTGCGTTGGCATCTCTTTCGATCTGGAATAGAAGTCCTTTGAACTTCTCAACAGACCAACGACCATTACTATCGATGTCTAGGTCGAATACACCAGCAGAAGCAGTGTTAGAAACAGCACCCTGTTCAGCAACCTTATAGATGGTACGAATAACTTCACGGTTAATCTCAGCAAGTATCTCTGTAGAGAGGATATTTGCTAGTTCCGCTTCAGCATTCAAACCATGAATTGCCTTAAGGTCTTGAGCTAGTTCTAAACTGTACTCAGCTTTG